TGAAACAGAAGCTGAAAATGAGACGGAAACAAATAATGATGAAACCAAAGCTGAAACAAATAATAATAATAATTCGGAAATCGAAACAGAGATTCCCACTAATGATAGTAGGAGTGATGAGGTCGATTAAACAATTAAATTTTTATTCAATTATCATTGAATAAAAATTTAATTTGTGATAAATAAATATATTTTGGATTTGATTATGAGAATATGAAAAAATTTTAATTATATTATTTTTTTAATGATTATTTGTGATATTAATATTGAATATATTTGTATTATTACCAATCATGGTATTTTTATTATTTTTTGTATTTTTTTTTATAACGGGATTTTTAGGGGCTTTTGGGCATTTGATAATATGTTTTGAAATATAATCACTTCTGCTATAAATATTTTTACAATACGGACATTTATTATTTGGTTTACTTGTTTTACTTCCATAATTTTTAATTCCGTAATTATAATTCCTAGTTCTGCAATCGAATTTTCGATTAACATGTTTTGTATAATCTGCTTTTCTATTTGTTTTGTATTTACATTTTTTACATTGATAACATTTATATTTATTTATGCATTTTATTGTTTGTTTATCATTGTCATCATCGCTATTATTGTCTTCACTATTATTATCATTATTATTATCATCATCACTATCATTATTTTTATCATCGTCGCTATTATTGTCTTTATCATCTTCACTATCATCTTCACTATCATTATCTTTATTATCATCTTCACTATCATTATCTTTATTATCATCATTGCTGTTATCTTCACAATTTTTGTTATTTTTATTTGTTTTATAAGTAATACACTTATTAAGTTTTTTTGCACCACCTGAAATTAAAAATCTTTTGGTTTTTACAGAATGACACATTTTACATAATGCTTGTAAATTATCATCTTCATCATTTTTTGTCAAACAATGTTCGATAATATGATCAATTTCATATCCCGATTCATTAAAACAACCTTGTTTCTTAATATTTTTATTTTCCCACAAGGGACATTGGAAATTTTTTAATCCTTTTAAATTAAATCCGGGTTCATTAGCACATTTATAATATTGTTTTCCGGCAATATTTTTTTTTTTAGCTTCAGATAATTTTCTACCATTACATTTTGATTTTTTTGCCGCTACTTGTTTTTTTTTATTATGATTTATTTTCATATTTTGGATTATAAATATTTTATAATGGGATCCATTTAAATAGACTAAAAAATAATTTATCTGAATTGATTTTTGTAAAATAATTTGCATATAAATCGCGATATATTATCATTGAAATCTTTCCCCCGATTTATATTTCAAAAACTGCATCCGAATAGCGTATATGATTTACAATTATTATCACAATTAAAGCATTTGGTTGATTCTTTCTCGGTATAATCCATAATTAATTTTTTTAGTAAATCCTGATCAAATGGAATACATAATGATTTAATCGTGTGTCCTATTTTTTTGCAATATTCAATTGTATTATTTTCGCAATCTGTATCTTCGCACCATGGTACTAAACACATTTTCTTAGCCGTAATTGCAGAAATAAAATTTTCCATACAATCACAAACAGATATATTAGAAATCATTTCGGATTGGGCACGTGCAAACATATCCAATTGTATTTTTTCCAAATAATTATGAACAGTACTACAAAATTCTGGCCATTCATTTTCGGGATCACAATTTATGGTAATTTTTTCACCAGTATCTCTTCGACAAATACGCACGGTTTTATTTTTAACATCGATAGGTCCGATTTCCATTCTTAATGGAATCCCGTGCATTTCCCAATAATTGAATTTATAGCCAACACGATAGTTGGATCGATTGTCAAATTCGGTTGGAATATTAGCATTGTTTAATATTGATAAAATTTTTTGACAAGTTTCATTAACCAATTTATCATCGCTTTCTTTTGTTTTACTATTGATGCCACATGGAATTATAACGATTTTTGTTGGTGCAATTCGTGGAGGTAATACTAATCCTTTATTATCACCATGAACCATAATCATTACACCAATTGTTCTTGTGGTAATGCCCCATGAATTTTGGTAAACGAAATTCTTTTTTAAATTTGCATCTTCGAATTCAATACCAAACATTTTAGAGAAATTTTGCCCCAAATGATGCGAAGTGGCTCCTTGTACAACCCGACCAATCGCAGGAATAAAACACTCTATTGTAGTAGTATAATCAGCACCACCAAATTTCTCTTTTTCCGATTTTTTGCCTTGAATAACAGGAACGGCCAATAAATCTTCATATACACTGGTATATACATTTAATATTTCCCTAACCTCCTGATCAGCTTCGGCCTTTGTTGAAAAACAACTATGACCTTCTTGCCAAAGTATTTCTCTTGTTCTAATAAAAGGAGTTGGATCTTTAAATTCCCATCTAACAACATTGCACCATTGATTTATTTTCATTGGCAAATCGCGATACGATCTAATCCAATTAGAAAAATGGGGATATATCGCAGTTTCGGAGGTTGGCCTAATCGCTATCTGTTCAGCTAATTCAGAAGTTCCCGCTTTTGTTACCCAGGCTACTTCTGGTGTGAACCCTTCAATATGTGATTTTTCAGTTTCCAAATTTTGTTTTGATATAAATAGGGGAAAATAAGCATTTCTGACGCCCATTTTTTTTATTTTATTATTAACATAATCCTGAATTACTTCCCAAAGAGCATAGGCATTTGGTCTAATAATATAACACCCGGAAATATCACCATAACTAATTAATTCGGATTTAATAATAGTTTGTCTGTACCAATCAGAAAAATTATCCCCTTTTGTTGTGGTTAATCCAATTAAAATTTTGTCGGAATTATTCATGAGTTATACCTATAATATATTATTGTATCTGTGTAGATTATTATTTATCAAAAAAAAATCAATTTTTCAACCAAAATATTCATACAAAAATTGAAAAAATATCGACATAGTAGAATCGTGGTAAATTATTTATCAAATATCATTGTCATAAATAATACCAATGGACAAAATAACTGTTGACAATATAATAAATTTGTACCATAGCCTAACATATGATGATACAGTCGAAATAAAAAGACAATTAGTCAAATTATATTGTATCCGTTTTTCCAAATATAATCCTGATATTAATTTTATAATAAATGCTAGTGATAAAAATCATTTGATACAACATTTGTGTTCATTGAAAAAATATGCTACATATGGTGGTAAAAATAAAATCTACCAACTTATCATTCGAAATAATAAATATATAAGTGCTACAATGGTGAAATTATATCATTATTATGATACTTGTACACAAAATACATGTATATTATGTAAAATATTGGATACACATACAAATAAAAAAATATTAGATCCATTATTGGTCAAAGCAAATTTGGGAATTTTTTGTCGGCAATGTAGTAACGGTGAAATTATTAAAATTATTAGTAAAAATAATATTTGTTTTATTTGCCAAACATCTGATTGTACTCATATTATGAATAAATCTATTTTGGTAGATAGAGATTGTTTATCAACAAATGACCTGTATCGCTTTTACATAAATAAAAAAATTATTCGGCCATTAATTCTGGATAGGGTAACTGATTTATATTTTATTCCTGATAATCATAAATTTGCTGTTGAACCATTAATTAACAAACTAACAGTCAGCACATTTTTAAACGTATTTAATCAGTTTTCGTTGCAAGATCAAAATAAAATTATTAAAAAAACAGTTGGATCCATTTATTTTATTGATAATAGATACTTAATAAGAGCAAAAACTAAAAAATCATTGGTTAAACAAATATTAAAAATATATGATACCAGTATACAAAATTACTCACATCCGATATTTAGATCTTTTAATATCAATCGCAAGATATTTTCGCGAAAATATGGAAGAAATCCAATATTATATCATATATTGGCAAATTATATGTCAATTTTTCATACGGTACTTCCGAGTACCACCAAAAAACCGGGTCATTATATCGTTATCACAATACCAAAAAATGTCCATACCAAAATTGTAGCATTTGTGCATTTATTCTTGGTACTGAAATTAAAAAATATTCGCAGTGGGATTTAATAAAAACCATATTTAAACCACGCGCAATTATATTAATGTCCGAAGGAGAAGAAGAAGAAGAAGAAGAAGAAGAAGATAATGATTCATCCAAAGAAAATAATAATATTAAAAAAAAAATTGAATATGATATACCAACATGCAAATTATGTAATTCCATTGAATGTGAACATATCATTTCATTTTTCCAGAAATGTTTAACAGAATTTATTATTGTTGTAAATAATAAATTACAATGTATGTTATGCGAATCAACAACATGTAATCATATTATTCACAATATGATTATGGTTGATAGTGCGACATTAACTCATAATGAACTTTATAAATTATTTAAAGTATCGGAAATTGGTTTCGAAAAAATTCAAAATGATAATAGTTTTATACGTAAATGTCATGATAGTATCCAAATTATTGATGATTATTAAAATTATAATTAATTCGCATAAAATTGAAAAATTGTCGATATAGTAGCATTATCATATATTATTTATATAATAATACCAATAATGGATAAAATAATTATTGATAATATAATAAATTTGTACAATCGTTTAACATACGATGATACTCGGGAAATAAAGAGACAACTAATTAAATTATATCATATTGACTTATCCAATAAAAATAAAATTAATATTTTTATAGTTAATGCTAGCGATAAAAATTACTTGCTAGAATGTTTGAAACAACAACAAATTAAGTTTGGTGTTTCAAATACAAAAATTTTTGGACTTCTTTTTCAAAATGGTACACTTCTGAATCCCAAACTGGTAAAATTATATCACAATCATGATACATGTTTAAAAAATACGTGTATTTTATGCGGAATATTGGATACATGCGCAAATAAAAAAATAATGGATCCACCATTGTTCAAAACAAATTTAATAGATTTTTGCCGAAAATGTTTAAATGGTGGAATTATCAAAATTATTAGCAAAAATAATATTTGTTATATTTGCCAAACATCCGATTGTGCGCATATTCTGAACAAATCTATTTTGATGGACACGGATTGTTTGTCAATTAATGAATTATACCGCTTTTATGTTAACAAAAAAATTATTCGATCATTAATTTTGGATGGAGAAACCGATTTATTTGATTTTTCGCAAAACAACTGTAGCTCAGTTATTGAACCATTAATTAACAAACTGACAATCAGTATATTTTTAAAAATATTCAACCAATTTTCGCCAAAGGATAAAGAAAAAATCATAAAAAAAACAGTTGGATCCATTTATTTTATTGATAGTAGATATTTGGTAAGAATAACTAGTAAAAAAATGTTGGTTGATCAAATATTGAATTTGCGGGATACTATTACGACAAATGGTATTATTATGATTGATTGTGCTGCACTAACCCATAAAGAACTTTATAAATTGTTTAAAAACTCAAATTGTTTCAAAAAAATTCAAAATGATAATACCTTTGTGCACAAACATTTTGATGATAATTATTAAAATTAATTATTTTTATAAAAATTAATTAATTTTGGTCATATAATAGCACGCGTCACTATACTCGCATTCAAAATTATATATAATATTTTTATATAATTTCAGCATACAATATAATTCAATTGGTTCGGTATTTTCAAACCATACATTGAGTTGTAGTATATCAGTATTTTTAACATTAATTTCCATATCTATTGCGTATTGACCAAGAGGTAATATTTTTTTATGGTTGGATTGGTAAATCAAATTCATTTCTTTAGCATCAAATTTTTGGAAACAATCGAAACCATTAATTTGTAAACTATAAGATTTAATTGAATTTTTTTCTGATTTGGTATCAATTAATAATTCAGATATTTCGCAATTATTTTTTAAATTTATTAAATATTTAACAGTATTGCAATTAATTATTGGATTCAATTCTTGCCCATAGCATGAAATATAATCCTGGTAAATTATATTTTTGCATTCGTTGGTCGAACAATATTCATTATTTGAGCTAGTGGTTAAAATATAACGGGCCAAAATATATGCATCAATGAGTTCTGTATCACTGTCCGATAATTTTTCATTTTGGCTCAGAATCAGATTTGTAATCGGAGAAAATTTAACATATAGTTTCACTGTTTCCGATAAATTACATAAACGAATACCTTTACATGATAAATCTAAATATTCGGTATTTGTTCCATGTTTTAATATTTTACTTTTATTAAATATTTTATCTAAATGAAGTGTACAATAAATTGTACAATCATAATTGGTATTATCTGGCGTGGAATAAGATATTATTTCTGACAACAATTTTAGTTGTACATTGTTATATTTGAATACTACTTTGCCACCAATAACTAATTCTATTTTGGAAAGAAGATCATAATAAAAAAAGGGTTTGTACACCAAATTAGTAACAGGCAAAACAACTTTCAAAATAATTTGGTCTATTCCAGATCCACATTTCGAAATTTCACAACAACTTTTTCTGCCGAAATTTGTGGTACCACTGAAATATTGTGGAATATACTGTTTTTGATTGATTATTCTGTTTGTTGTCATAATAAGAATTTATTATATATTTTTGGGAGTGTTTTGGTCGCATGAAATATTATTATATTTATTTTTGTGCATCAGTTTCACTATTTTGACTAGTATTATTTGATAGTGCGCTAAGACTAATCGTAGATAGTATTGTTTCACTAGTATTATCTTTTACGGAATTGGTCATAATATTTAATTTTTCAGCCGGTTTATCTTCTTCCTGTGGTTTCTCATCTGATGTTGAAAATATTGAATTCTTTTGATTGTCAGATAAAGATAAATCATGTGTAATCCTGACATCATTAATTTCGGATGATAATGTAATACTGGGCATACTTCCAGTTTTTAAATCGGTAGAAATATTTTCCAGTTTTTGGTTTGGTTCTATTTTTTCATATTGTGTATTTATATTTTGGACATGTCTTTTGCGATTTGTTAAATAAATTAAATATGATGTATCAATTACAATCAAACACAATACATGATATTTATACTGTTTATAGTTATCCAATGTAATAATATCTTTGATAATCAAAAATGATAATATGTAACATGCGCAACCAATAATAAATTGAGTAAAAAGGTTAGGATAATATTTTCCAATTAATATATTTGTTGTCAAGAAAAACATCCTATAATATTTTTCCATGAGAAAAAATTGTTTTGATTTGATTCGCAATACTTATTAAGTTATTTGAGGTTTGTTAAAATGATTAATAATTGTAGCGTATTCTGGTATTTTTTGTAATGATGCAAAATAATTTTCAGTCAAATATTCATCAGGAGTTCGCACAGTATTTTCTAAAATATCAATTTGGTCAATATGCCATGATTGGTTTAATAATTGGCGATTCGTACTATTAATTTGATCAATAACATCCACTTTAATAAATTTTCCAATCAAATTTCTAATCGGTTCCATTTTATCAAAAGATATACCAAATTTATTGGCTAACATATTAATGCTGCTGGTACCCAAATTTTCCCCATCATAAATATCATGTAATAAATTAAATATATCAGTTTTCTGGTTAAAAGGATTAATATGATAATATCTGTCCAAATTCTGATAATATTTATAAGTACTTGGTTCTAATTCATCCACAATGATACTCAAATCAAAATCGTTAATTTTAGCATAAATACCATTAGCTGGTAAATAAAATATTTTTTGTTTATAATGATATGCCACATAATCATTTGTACCATAACTAGCTTCTATTGAAAATAAAATATTCCTAACAAAAAAATCTCCATGCATAAAACCCGGATAATCTTCTTTGATACATCCCAGTGTAAAAATAATTTGAAACAGTATTCTTTCAAGATCAGAAACGAATTTTGTTACTATGGTATTTGATTCTATTTCATTGGTGTTTTTTATTTGATTCATTGTACTTTCAATGTATTTTGATAGTTCGTATTCACAATGCTCTAAGAGTACTGCATCAAAAATTGGACCAATTAGTTTCATTTCATATCTCAATAATAGATCACATAAAAAATTATTAACATGATTGTCACTCATTTTTTTAATTAATTTATCTTCATACGTTGGACAAAAATCTTTATCTGGTCTAATATTTTTAATGAATTTATCTATTCTTGAACAATTTTGGTGATTATAAATGCCGACAATATGAGCAGTTCGATTTGTCAAAAGATATTTTTGTGTAAAAAATTGGTAAAATTTAATTTGCAACAGGTTACGATCTGGTTTTGTTTTGACATTAGTATAAATTATATCAGGTACTATTTTTATTATAAATTTATCCCCAGTTTTATTTTCCGTATCTAAAATAATATTTGATGAACCTCCAGATCCCAATACAATTTTTTTGATATCGAATAATTCAATTATGTCGCAATTAAATTTCATATTTCGAAAATTTTCATAAAGTGATTTAAAATTCATACTTTAAATGTGGTATAATAAAATTATGTTAGATTTTATAATATATAACAAATGTGTGATTGGGTTTGCTATTTAATAATGTCATTGGACTCCAATGATACCTATGTTGGTGCATCAAATAATCCACTCAAACGTTTAGAAAATCATAACAATAACAATCCTGATATTAAAAGAAGAGGTGCCAAACGTACTCGGGGACAAACTTGGGTTCCAATCGTTATTATTTCCGGCTTCGATAACAAAAATTGCTGTTTGTCTTTTGAAGCAGGATGGAAAAGATTAGCCAAAAGAAGAACTAATGAGAGATTATATTTTATTAATTTAATGGCAAAAACAAATTTGTGTTATAGTGGTGATACAAAATGGAACAGATTAATGGATTTACTTTATTTTGTGCATAATTTTACATATATTGGTACTAAATTTATCCTTAACTATGATATTAAGCATCCAGTTAATCAACCCGACGAACTGGTTATTAATATTTTTATGGAAGAATGGATCAAGGATTTATCGTGGCCGTTTTTTATTACTACCAAAATAATGGATAAACAATGTATTATCTAGTCTGATTCGCCAGATTTATCAGAATCAGACGATTCGGAAGCATATTTTTTCCATGGTACGGCATTTATTTTTTGATTCTTTTTTTCTATGATAATTTTTTTGGTATTCAGTTTCATATATTTTAAAAGACGAGTATTCTGTATTTTTTTAATAAATTTAATAACATCGGCTGATGGATTTTTAGTAATAATTTTGCATTCATTGTATTGTTTTTTTAATTCACATGTATTTAATGCATAACTACAACTAGGACATTTTTTTTCGCTAATATTTAAATGATTGTCCAGTAATTTACCCATAGATTGCCATTCATTTTCATCTACTAAAAAAATAGATTTTTCAAAGAACCACATTCCATCCCTACAGCATTCAGGACTGGATTCGGATTGGATTACCAACAAATTAGTCATACCTATATATTAATAAAAAATTAATTGTTAGATTATGCACCCACATAAAGTTTAAAAAATTGAAAATTAAAAATATTGTAGTTGATTATTATTATTTGGTCAAATAATAATAATAATAATGGAAACGTTTCCAGAAGATTTTTCCATCAAACACAGTGAAAAAAAATTAATGGATAAATATTCCTCTTGCGAAGAGTTATTTAATGCCAGAAAATACATTATGGATCAATATAATGAAGCCATTGATAGTGGTTGCCAATATATGTTATTGGATCTCGAAAAATATCATCCAATCGTTAGGGAATTGATAATGAAAGAAGTTACAGAACGATTTGTGGATGTTGGATATTTTGCGAATTACAGCAGTACAACTCCGGTAACCATTCCGTATAATACATCTGTCCAGTATCCGATTGGTTCTTTTGTGACAGCAACATGGTCAGTTCCTACCACATACACTGATACTTTACCCATTATTTCGCAAAATAACCGGCGAAAAATTTTAAAAGTTTCGCAAATCAATCAAGACCAAACAGAATATATTGTAGCATTGACTGAGAAAATAGGTAAAGTACTGTTTTCGAGTGATTTTATTGAAAAGAAAATCGAAAAATAATTATTTTAGTACTATGTAATAAAATAATTATTTCAATAAAAACATTTAAAATATTTTCATCATGATCATATATCGTAAGTTAACTTGTAAATCCTGATAAACAATGAATTCATCGTATAAAAGTGAATAATCATGACCATTTTTTGTTTTAGCTAATTTTCCATATGGTATTCTAGTACCATCATCATATTCGTCATATTCCGCATAAGATGATTTACCCATTCCCCAGGTTGAATGATATCCTTTTGGTATATTTTTAGCGGTGAGACAACTATCAGCTTGCTTTTTTTTGAGCATATGTCCAAGTGCTACCTCAGCAACAAATACACATGCAATATTATCCGAAGAATCGTATGCACAATATTGGATCGATTTCGATACACTATTCGCGAAATAGATTCCGAGCCCGAACATCTTGCCGGTGATGCAGACATTGATCCCGAGACTGGATGGGTCCGCCAATAAACCATTTTTGCAAATTCCAATCAAATTTGGTACGCGTGTACCATGAAATAATAATGTTTTGTTTTTTATTTTAGAAGAAAAAGTATCGTATGCATCTTTTTCCAGTTCTCGGTTAACTTCGAAAATATTGAGCACTTCATATTTAAAATTATGTGTTGGAGCCTTGGAATTATACAAATATTCAACCAAAATTTTATACATGTCATCAGATTTGTCTAATGGTATAATTTCTGTATGCAAATCTTCGTATAATTTTACCAAATTACCCTTATCCTTTTTCAATTTTGTAACTGCTTTAGTACCAAATACCATTTGTGATAATTCATTGAGTAAATTCATATTTTTTCCAATTACTTTGGTACTATTAATTATTGGTGGTGTTTGTCTACCACAAGCATACGGAATTAGGGTATAAAAATCAGAACTTAGTCTGATTAGTTCTTTTGAATTGCCAAGATTTTGATTGATTTCATTTAGAATTTCATAAGCTTTATCAATTTGTGTTTGGCTAATTTTACCAAGAGGCATTTTTTCTGTATCGATTTCTAGCTGCACCAATGTATTTTTCATATAGGTTGTATTGGAAGCCATTTTTAGAAAATCAATAACCCGTTCATCCAATTCGATATCATCGTCCGAATCACTTGGCGAGTTTTCATCTTCATCCGAAATACTAGCACATTCGATTTCTGCCATGAAATATTTTCCTGATTTTTTAACGAAATTATCCCTGTCCGACCAACTATTACCAGTTTTGGATCGAAACTGTTTTTCGAAAAATGCAATTGCCGCAGACTCGGATGTATAATCTTTGTAATTGATAATTCCGTTTTCACCGATTCGTCCATAATTTAAAAAAATTATGTATTTGCTACCCACTTTGATTATTTGCATGATATAAAATTTATTCTTATTTGATCCAATTTCCGTTTGATTTAATGTACAATCATATACACTATTATTGGCTTCCACGATAGTACCAGTATTATACTTACATTTTGGATCAATCAGGGTAGTAAATCCATATAAAAGTATATAAATTTATTTATTATAATTGCAATAATGAGATCCAAAGAAATTCTCAAATTACTTAAAGTTTCAAGAGTTACTTTATCATCTTACGTTAAA